GAATACAAAGACTTCTTAGAAGTCGTCAAAGTTAATTTACAAACAAAAGACTCATTAAAAGAATTAATAAATAAAAAAGTGAACGAAGAATTAAAAGGTGGACCTGACGATCTAAAAGACGGACCACCATGCCTACAGGTTATCTGTAAAGAGGTACAGGAATCAGGCACCAAACTAAAAGATGAAAGAGATAGATTTTTATTTAACTACATGGTCTTTTCTAAAAAGAAATATCCAGAGTCTTGGGATAAAAAAGTATTACAAGCAGCTAGAGATTACATACAATACGATGAAATATGGGGTGATGAGAAAGTAAAAGAAAAAATAAAATTTTGGAAAAAAGATACTGCAGGTCATACTTGTTATGACTTACCTATCTCTGCATATTGTGCAAAGGGTGTGTGCATTAAAAGAAAATTTGGTATAGGAAGTAACAGAGATACACACTGGCCACAACTTTCTAACTTAATTAAAATAACTTACAGACCTGAACCAGAATATTTTTTTGATGTAGAACTTGGAAACAACGATGTAGTACAGGTGCACGCAAAGAACATAAGTCGTATGGATGAAGTAAAACAAATGCGTAAGTTAGTTGCAGATAGCACAAGTATCTTTCCGCCAATAATAAAACAAAATGAGTTTCAAAAAATTCTTGAAGGATTGTGGGCCACCAAAAAAGATATGCCACCACCTATAGGAACTAATCCTATAGAAATATTAAAAGAAGCTTTAATAGAATATGTAAACGGACCAGAGGCAACTACTAATACAGCCTTTGAAAGTGGATCAGTGTTAATAGAAGATGAACATTATTATTTTATATTTCAAAAATTTTACGAAGAATTAAAACGAGGAGACTGGGCTCAGAAGAGAGATAGGACAGCTCATCTTATTCGGCAACACTTCAAGGGAGACTTCGACTGTAAGAAAAGATTTCCCAAAGGAGACAATAAAGAATCTTTTCCACAGCTAAGGGTACTTAAACTACCAATAGAAGGATTAGAAAGAGAAGAAACACCAGACGAAAAAGTAGAAATAGAAGATAAGAAGGAGATAGTATGACGCAAAAAGTACCAAGTATATGTATATCATTACCTGCATATGATCAAATGCATGTAGATACATGTTTATCATTATTAAAATTATTTGATAAATTTACCAAAGCTAAAATAAAAACAACGATCAATACATTTAAATGTCCTTACATAGGATACTCACGAAATGTTTTAAGTGCATTATTTTTACACTCAGGTTTTGACTATCAGTTATTTGTAGATGCTGATGTGGCTTTCGAACCTGACGTAATTGGAAGAATGATTATATCAGAAAAAGATTTTATATGCTGCCCATATAGAAAGAAAACACAAGACAATTCTGTTAAGTATTCTGTTAACTTTGATGATCACAAGAATGTAAATATAGATAGTAAAGGTGTATGTGAAATTAGAAGAGGACCGGCAGGTTTAACTTTAATACATAGAAGAGTTTATGAGCAGCTAATGGCTAAACATCCTGATTTACATATTAAAAACTACAGTGCTATATCTGAGTCTGCAGCTAAATATCTTTACAATTTTTGGGAAACAGAATTTAAAGATGGTATTTGGATAGGTGAAGATGTGAAGTTTTGTGATCTAGCTAGAGAAGCTGGATTTAAATTTCATGCAATTGTAGATGGTGAGACAACTCACTATGGAACAATGGGTTACAAAGGAAAGTTAATAGATACATTTACACAGACTAATGGCAAAGCTGACTAAAATATTTGGTCCACCTGGCACAGGTAAGACCTACCGATTACTTCAAAGGGTGAGAGCATATGTTCGAACTGGTACTCCATATCACCAGATTGGATATTTTGCTTTCACCAAAAAAGCCTCTGGAGTAGCACGGGATAGGGTGGGAGTATCGGAAAAGCAAGTACCATACTTCCAAACTATCCACGCGTTTTGTTTTCATCTCCTGAGCATGAACGAAGAACAAATTATGCAACCTTATAATTATGAAGAGATAGGAAAGAAATTAGGAATACGAGTAAACTTCTCTGATAAATATAATGAAGAGCAAACGCATTATTTAACTTGTAACAATCCATACTTTCAAATGATAGGTAAAGCTATCAACCTGGACATAGATATAAAAGAATTATTTAATAGAAACGAACATGACAGGAAAGTTATTACCTGGGGTCCGTTAAAAAATATTGCTAGCACCTTACAAGATTATAAAAGAATAAATGAACTTATGGACTTTAACGATTTAATTAAAACGTTAATTAATAAAAAAGATAAGATACCAAAGTTAAAAGCAATATTTATAGATGAAGCACAAGACCTATCTCCGCTACAATGGAAGTTAGTTGATATATTAAAAACTAAAACTGAACATTTGTATCTAGCTGGTGATGATGACCAAGCCATTTATGCTTGGGCTGGAGCTGATGTTAATAGATTTATTACTGAACCTGGTAGAGAAATTATTTTAAAACACTCAAGAAGAATATCAAAAGCTGTACAGCAACAATCTGAAATACCCATTAGTCGTATAGCAGGCATCAGGAAACATAAAAAATATTTACCAAGACCTGTGCAAGGATCTGCACAACACATAAATAATTTAGGTCAAGTTAATTTAAAAGAAGGTAATTGGTTAATTTTATCTAGGACTAAAAGTAATTTGCTAACAATTATGGAAGAACTTAGACGTAAAAATTTATACTATCAAAGTAACAAAGGTAAAAGTTTTATAGTTGGAATCTACAACGCTGCAGTGGCTTACACAAAATGGAAAACAGAAGAAGCACTAGAAGCTGCAGAAATAAATGATATTAAAGATTACATACCCAATGCAAAATTTTGGAACAAAGATAAAGAATGGTATGAAGTGTTTACTGCAGCGCCACACAAAGAAGTTTTATATATTAGAAATATGTTAGCAGAAGGAGAAAAATTAAGTGGTAAAGCAAGGATATTTGTTTCAACAATTCATGCAGCAAAAGGTGGTGAAGAAGACAATGTAATTTTATCTTTACATCAAAGTAGTAAAGTTCAAAAAGGAATTAAACAAAGTGTTGACAAACAAGATGAGGAGCATAGAGTGTGGTATGTGGGCATTTCAAGAGCACGAAATAATCTATATAAGTTAAAAGCTAAAAAAGTAATAAAGGAATATAAACTATGATCGACTATAATTTTTATTATTGGGGTCCATTACTTTTTAAAACTAAGTTAAGTGATGATAGTTTAAAACAAGTAAAAGTTCTTTGTAAAAAAGATTCTAAAAAATTATTCGTAAAAAATTTAGCTGGAAATATTAAACATGAATATATTATTGATAAAAATAAATTAAATCAAATATTACAACCTTATATAAAAGCGTTTAAAGAAGCGCATGTTCAATGGTATAACAAATCAATAGATTCAATGCATGTCAAACAGTGTTGGGTAAACTATATGCAACCAGGTGATTACAATCCTGTTCACACTCACACTCAATGTGATTTTTCTGCTGTATTATATGTTGACATTCCTAAAAAATTACAAAAAGAAATAATAGAAAATCAAAGCACATCTGGAGGACCGGGTGCAATTACTTTTTTGTACGGAGAAGATACTTCTTATGCTATTACATTTATTACAAAAAAACCTATAACCGGAGAAATTTATATATTCCCTTACGGACTAAGACATATGGTAAGTCCACACAAGTCTAAATGTGAAAGAGTGTCTGTAGGTATAAACTTTGCTATAAAAGGAGGCATACATGACAACTAAAGTTTGGGATAAGCAGCACGGCGGGAGTCACTATCAAAAATATAAAATTCAGCCTAGTAAGTTTGTGGTGGAAAACGAACTATTATATCCTGAAGGTTGTGCTATAAAATATATTATTAGGCATCGTGATAAAGGAAAGAAACAAGATCTATTGAAAGCAATACACTTTATAGAAATGATAATTGAAAGGGATTACAAATGAAACTACCAAGCTACATGCAAGCTCAAACAGAATGGGTGATGCACAAAGAATATCCTGATCTACGTGATTACCCTGAGATAGCAATTGATTTAGAAACAAGAGATACAGATTTAAAATCTTTAGGATCAGGTGCAGTTGTAGGACGTGGGGAAGTTGTTGGAATAGCTGTAGCTGTTGAACACGACAATTGGTATTTTCCTATAGCACATGGTGAAGGACCCAATATGGACAGAGATAAAACTTTAGAGTGGTTCAAAGATATTCTTGAATGTCCAGCTACAAAAATATTTCATAATGCTATGTATGACGTATGTTGGATACGTAGTTTAGGCTTAAATATCAATGGTTTAATAGTAGATACAATGATTGCGTGTTCACTGTTAGACGAAAAC